AGGAGGAGTTTCACTTTCTATATAACTAACAGCACTTCCGAATGGCTGAGTTTTTCGCCGCCAGACGGTGCGGAGCACAACGAGCACAGCGAGGAGAGACTCAGCAGCAGCTGGGCGGGAGCCGGAGGCGAGTGAAACTACCGTAGTCTAGGGGCAATTCGGGCGGCTGCAGTCTGGCAGAACGGGCAAGAAACTTAAAACTACCGCGCGCTGTGCGCGCATTACTTTCTTTTTCAGATGCAACACTATCCTCCTCCTAAGCTATATAAAATTCCTTTTTTAGATGCATGGGGCAAACAACAGCAGTGGATATCCTCTGTTGAGTCCCAACATGATCTTTGGTGTGGCTGTCACCATTGGTTTGCTCATTTCTTGGATTCTGTTGTGCCTCTTGATTCGCGAAATCGCGGTAAAACAATCCAAGAAATTATAGAACAATCCACACACCAACTTAGAGCTCTGCCAGCTCTACCCCTAAAACCATGGCCTGGAGATACTACTGGAGACGAAAAAGACCCTTCAGAAGACGCTGGAAAAGAAGAGCCACAAAATACCGAAAACCAAGACTTTACAGACGTTATGCCCGAAGACGAACTCGCAGAAATCCTAGAAAACGCCGCCAGAGACGAAAACGTCCCAGGGTAAGGAGAAAAAGACAAACTTTACCTTTAAAACAATGGCAGCCAGAAAGCATTCGCCGCTGCAAAATTATTGGACATACACCAATAATTTTAGGCTGCTCTGACAGACAAATACACAGCTACACTTACTGGCAAGACTACTACATACACCCTCGATGCGCCGCTGGGGGGGGATTTGCTGTAATGAAGTGGTCTTTAGCATACTTATATGAAGACTTTAAACGCAGAAAAAATATTTGGACTAAATCAAACTGTATGTATGACCTTTGTAGATATACAGGAACAAAACTTAAACTATACAAACATGAAACAGTAGACTTTATAGTTTCTTTCTCCAGAAACTACCCTATGGTAGTGGACGAGAACACCTACATGCATACACACCCTAGTATTATGCTTTTAAAAAAACACAGAATAATAATACCATCTAAAAGAACCAACCCACACGGAAAAAACTACAAAAAAATAACTGTTAGACCACCCAGACAACTCATTAACAAATGGTTTTTTCAAAAAAACTTTAATGATCAAGGACTATTCCTCTTAACTGCAACTGCTGCAGACTTAATGTACCCACACCTTGGACCATATAGCAAAAACAGACTAGTAACTATAACTATACTAAACACACAACACTTCTATCAGCAACCTAACTGGGGAACAGCAACTGGAGATTATTCCTTTGGCACAACTAACTTTAGCACATGGGGCGGGGCAAAAACTTACATAGACAACAAACTCACAGACTATAATCCAAGTATGGACATGCTAAAACAAAACAACAAACATAATGCCTCAAACGGCATTTTTAACAAAGAATTCCCTAACATACAATACTGGAAAACAATAACAAACCCTACACACCCAACACCTACAATGCAAGTACAATACAACCCTGCTAGAGACACAGGAAATGGCAACAAAGTATACTTCATTAGCACACTGCAAACTTCCTGGGCCCCATCAACCACAGACAAAGTTATGACATGGACAGGAGAACCGTTATGGTTGCAACTCTATGGGCTAACAGACTACATTTTAAAAGTCAAAGGAACTAGCAGTGCACTTCAAGATGCTATTTGTGTTATAGAATCCCCCTATATAGAACCACAAACACATAACAAAAAATTTGTATTTGTTGGTAATCCATTTATGAATGGATTAACAGAATGCGGAAACCAACCACCAGGATGGTTACTAAGCAAATGGTTTCTAACACTTGAAGACCAAATGCCTATACTAAACGAAATTATTAAATCAGGTCCGTATGTAGCAAGACAAGACGGACCTAGATGCACATGGGAACTGCACTGTGACTATAGGAGCTTTTTTAAATGGGGAGGGGCACAACCTCCATTACAAAATATTTGTGACCCTCATTTACAGGAAACATTCCCTGTACCCGATACAGTCAAACAAACAATACAAATCATCGATCCGCAAAAGCAAATCCCAGAAACCCTATTCCATAGCTGGGATTACCGCAGAGGACTTATTACTAAAACAGCTCTTAAACGAATGTACAAGAACATCTCAGATGCAGACTCTTCTTCAACAGATGGTTCCGAAAAATCAGACACACCCCGCAAAAAAAGAAAGCGCGGAGACCCACCGTGCCCGGAAGAAAAAGACAACTACATTATCCAGAACCTACAAGAGATCTGCCAAGCGCCGCAAGAAACATCAGGAGACCTCGAGCAGCAGCTCCACAACCTCAGAGAGCAGCAACTCAACAAAAACATCAGCCTCTTAAAATTACTTGCAATGTTAAAACAAAAACAATTACAAATGCAACTAGCCATGGGTATGATGGAGTGAGTATGTTCCACAGGTCTCCAAAACAACCTAAAAAATTTGAAGGGTGGGGAGCAATAATTGAAAAAGAGGTAGCTCAAGCATTCCACAGACCACCGAGAACATACACCCAAGACACTCCAATATACCCATGGTTACCCATTGTACCTAAAGTATCATTTGCACTAAGATTTAAAAACTAGGCCTACAATGTTCACTTAGTAGAGGATGTTTAATAAAGTTACACCCCCTTAAAAAACCACACCCCTTTGTACACGTCATGCATATATTAAAAACCGGAAATAAATTTTTTGGGGGCGGAGGGTTCGCGCGCTACGCGCGCGAACCCATACGCTAGGGGGGGCTACCAAAACTGCACCTAGATTGGGCAGCGCGCGCTAGCGCGCGCTGCCAAATACACCCCCCCTCGTGCTGACGCGCTTGCGCGCGTCAGACCACTTCGGGCTCGGGGGGTCGCGCCTGCGGCGCTATTTACTAAATAGACACCGAGGGGGGAGGCCCGGTGCCCGGGCCCCCCCCGTGACGTCACTTCCTTATACGTCACTTCCGCAAGCCCGGCCCCACCCCTTTAGGGGTGGGGAAAGGAGGGCTCGCCCCGAGCGGTAACCACGCCTACTTAAAAGGGGGGGCAAGCCCCCCCTTAAACCCCCCGGAGGGGGGCAAAGCCCCCCCCTTCCCCCCCTACGTCACAGTCACATGACAGCCGCCATCTTGGGTGCGGCTGGGCGGAGCTCAAAAGCGCGGGAACCAATCAAATTAAAGTAAAACTAACCAATCAAAATCACTCTACACGTCACAAGT